GAAAGGATGTGTTTAATTTTTGTATAACACTATCAACATCTCTAACAAATGATTGTTGTATTCGTTGATCATATTTCTCTAGTGGTTGTGTTAATGATTGTACGATTCTAGCCACTGAATCCTCCGTTTCTATAAAGATTTATAAGTCCGCCGTTGGCCGTTATTTGCCTAATATCTTTAAATTTGTCTCCTTTAAAAATTTGCTCCCATTCAGAGTCTCGAATAGAATCAAAAGTTCCTGCTGGAACCATTCCTTTTATCTCTTCAGCACTTCCTCCTACATTTCCAACTTGTCCTAGGGCTTTTAATGTATTGTACTGAGGTCTCGTGACTTCTGCTCTATGTCCTTTAATATCGCTGAACTCATCCCCCGTAATAAGTTTATTTAAATCTACGTCACCCATAGCAATTTTTTGTGCGGTTGTTAATCCTTGTGAAGCAATACGTTCACTAGGATCCGTTGGAACTCTATCAGCCTGAAGCCCTAATTTATTAAAAGCAGTCATGTCCACAGGTTTCCTAGAAAATTTGTTCATAGCCCATCCCATTGGATCAATTCCAAACATAGATGCAATACCTAACAAAGGATTAAGAGCACCTAGTCCTAATTTTTTCATTGCATAGTTTTTTGCAAAATTAAGAGCTATTCTTTTAGGATCAAGCATTCCTCCTTCTGTTGGTACAAAACTTTTCTTAAGTCCACCTAAAAGGCTTCTCTCTAAACCTGTTTTTGGTATTAAATTTCTAAGACTACTTATACCTCTACTAAGTAAATTTGTTTTTATGCTTCGTGGATCTGTTTTTGTTAACAATCCCTTTTCCATTGCATCTTGTATTTCTTTAGAACTATATCCTCGTTTAGATAAATCTTCTACCTTGTCCCAGTCCTGCGATCTTTCCCAATCTTCTATTGTTTCTTTTTCTGTTCTTAGATCAGGTTTAACAGTTTCATAACCTTCACCAAACTTGTTTAGATCTAATTGTGTTGTATCATCTGGAATATAATCCATTTTTTCTAATGCCTGATCTCTGATCAGTTTTGTTATTTCAGCTTTCTTTTTATCGAATTTTGGTCCTCCATGTAGAGATGGTCCAATAGATTTAATTTCTTTTTTAGGTTCAAACGTTACATCCCCAGGTACAGTCTCTGTTACTGGATCTGGATCTTTGTAAATTTGTTTTGGTCGATCTATTATTCCTTGAATAGGACCTGCAATAGTTGCAGCAGCTTGTTGTGCAGCAGCTTGTTGTGCAGCAGCTTGTTGTGCAGCAGCTCTTCGTTCAGCTTCTCGTGCAGCTCTTTGTGCAGCTTGACGATCTCCGCCTCCGCCGCCTCCGCCGCTTGAAGGTGCGCCTGAATGTGATACACCTGGACTCCAACCTTGATAACCAGGTCTTCCTGGTCCAGGTCTTACGAGTTGTCCTCTAGAATAATATTGTCTAATACTTTTATCTATACTCATTATCTTCTTCCATCCGGTTGTATATCTAATCTAAAAGTTCCAAGTTTCCAGTGTTGTCCTGTACTTGTATTATCTACTTTTAAAGATATAGCTCTTGCTCTTGCACGTGTATCTATCTTATCTGTAGTTGTTGAAGATGTAAAGGGTCCAAGTGAAGAACTTGCCTGTGAATCTGTTGGATAATTTTTTAAATTTAATGTAACTCTTGCATCTCCAGTTTGTTGTAAAAAGTCTGGTAGCACTCTTCTAATTTTCATTATATATTCACCATCTCCTCTTAAATCTGCTCCACCGCCTTGTACCGCTGATATATCAAAATCACCAGATTCTATACTTGCAGCAATTGCTGAAGAGGATCCTGCTTTAATTTGATTTACTCCTGTTTCATGTTCATAGTAAGTTGTGACACCATCAGTATTTCCAACAGTTGAATCACTGGTTGCATCCGAATCATATTCAGTTCCGTGTGGTTTACCAAATATAGAAGAGTCCGCCCAAGTAGATCTTGCTAGCGTGCTTGTAGTCCATACAGGTCGCTCTGGTGTTGAATCCATATAATTGTAAGTTACCGATCTGTTATTAGATGCAGCTCCACTTCCTGGATAGAACCAGGTTACTTCGCCGAACAGATTATTTAATCCTGCATAAATATGTTGTCTAGGAACTGTATTAATATCATCATAAACATAGTCTTCAACAAGACAAGCTAATGATTCTAGTCTACCTGTATATCTAAAGAAACCATTCTCTGACATCCAGTAAGCAGAACCGTCAACTTCAACAGCTGCATTCTTACCAATCAATCCACAGTTCGTTCCAACTTGTTGAAATGAAAATACGAAAGGTGCACCAACAAATCTCATAATAAATAAAGATGTATCAGTCCAAACGTAAATAGCATCCCGACCTCTAATCGCTGCCACGATCCGTGTTCCGTCGGCCAGTCTTTGTGTACCAGCAGTATTGGTTGCTGAAGGCGCGTACGAAGTTGAAGCATTAATTGATTCTTGATCTGACCAACGTATGTACATATCGTCTTGAGTTGATGTTGTACCAATAGTTGTTTCAGTACCAAAGAAAACTAAGTGTCTATCGGGAGTTGATACTAATGTCTGTATCGCTGCAGTTGGAGCATTGGCAACAATCGTTGCTCTAGTTGAAGTTGCTCCAGTTGCATCTGAATCCCATTCAAAAGTTGCACCATCAAATATAGTTGCAATAAGTTTATTTCCAAAATTGTCCAAAGACCATAGACCAGGAGCCGTGACTACGTCTCCAGTTTGCGAAGCACCCCATTTAGTATAATCAGATGCATCGGTAACCGTTGCTCCATCAGAGTGAGATGCTGCGGTTGTATTATCTGATCCTCGAGTTAGTCCTGATAAAGTTCCTGTTCCAGTAGTATTTGTTGTATAAGCAATACGCTCACTGTCTATTAAGACAGTTCCTGAAGCAGGCATTCCTGCAGAATTATCTAAAACAATACTAGATGAACCTGAAGTTAATGCTCCGTCTAGTGTATCTGTAATTTCTCCAGAAACTGTACCACCCCATTGACCAAGTCCCCAACCAGCAGCTGATTCTTCAACCGCAGGTCCTATTGAATAAAAATGTTGAACTCTTATTCCACCAGAAGTACTGGCTCCTGATCCTGATTCATTCGATCCCATTTCAACGGTAATTGTTGTAGCAGTTGGAACGGATGCCACCATAAAATTAGTGTCATCAAAATCACCAGAACTAAAATTAGAATCAGTAATGGCAGTAAAATTGTCTAAACGAACGATATCGTATTTAGTAATGTTATGATCAGATGCAAAAGTGATTGTAACTGTTGCATCACCGTTCGTTGTTGTAAAAGCGCTGGTTAATGTTGTTGTAGCTTTAATTGGAGTAATGTCATAAAAGACACCTCCAGAATATACATATAAAAATCTGTTTGTACCAATTGCTGCGTACTTAATACCGCTGGCATTAACAAAATGATGCAGCGCTGTGTTTCTTCCCGTAAGAGTATTGTCTCCTAATTGAGCCCAGCCTCCTATTTTTTCAGGTGTGCCATATCTAAAACGAACATAGTCACCACCAACCCATTGGCCCTCGCCGCCCGTTGCTGTGACTTGTTTATTAAATCCTGGCTGAATGTTAATTTTTTGTAGCATAATTATCTCGCGTTATTTGGTACTCCGTTACTGTTCACAAATGGTGATTCGGCAAAAGCCATGTAGATGTATGTTCCTCCATCAGCATTGGTAGAACCAGCAGTTGCTCTAATTTTCCAACCATTAGATACAAAATCTCCTCTATCTGAATCTCCTTCAGCATCATTTATATTAGGATTTAGTTGATGAGAAATTTGGTTAAAAACACTCCTTTTATGATCAAATATAGACCAATTAGCTGTGCTATCTGTTCGTTTGTATATAACCATTGCAGGTTTAAATCCCATATAAATAAATGGACCATCTGCGTTTCCATCCCCAGTATAGTATCCCATTTTTGAATATCCCTGAATTGATCTCCAACACAACAAAATATAAGTACCAGCACTTCCATTCATTGATGTATTATCGCCTATTGTAAGAACTGTGCTTGTAGGAGCAACATCATTCCAATAACCAGCAGAATCAGCTGTTGCATCGGTTTCATTTAAAACTAGTGCATCTGTTTCTGGTGCTGATGTATTTTTATGATGATAAACTGCCCAATCCGCAGTTGCATCTCTACGTTTTATCATCATAACTTCAGGCACTCCACCAAGACCGTGTCCTAAAGTTCTAACCACTCCATCGCCCGTATACGTTGTTATGGAAAAACCTGCTGTAGTATTTGGTGCATTTAAAGTTTCTATATAACCATCAGTATTAGATGCACCACTTGAATTATTTGCCTTCCAGCACCAAGCTACGTAAGTATTAGTATTTGTATTAAAATTAGCGTTTGTACCTAAAGTAAATCCATTACTATCAAATGATTGTAGTGAATTAGCGGCAGTAGTTTCACCCTGGTCTAAATTAGCATGAACATATTTAGTTGCTTGAGATACTGCGTTAGCAAGGTTATGTTCGTTGGTAGAATTACGATTTTTAATCCAGACTAAATCTGGTTGCATGGTTGTATCAGTAGTATCAAAAACAATTCCAGTATCATCGGTTCCATTTCCGGTATATAATTTAATTCTAAAATGCGCTTCTGGATCGTCTATTGATGTATAAGCTGCCATTTAACCTCCATCACTTCCTAAATTTTTTGTGCATAACGCAAGATAACCTGATGGTACTGCATACTCGAAATCTCCATAACCATTTGCATCAGAAACACTTGATGAATTAGCATAAGATGGATTACCAAAATTACCTGAAATTGTTGCTACGTTAGTATTATCTGTACCAGCTGTAAAAACATAAAATCCTCCTGGAGTTGCTGGAGCAACGATTGCTCTTGCACCTGTTCCTGTTGCAGCGCTTTCAGGATCTCCAGAATTAATATAAGTACCGTTTTTATGCCAATAAAGTTTTAAATTATCTAAATCCATGGCTACGCCTATAATATCATTTGTAGTATAAGTACCTTGACCTCCTGAACTGCCATCATTTGCTCTATACTCACCACCATTTGTATATACTGCTCCACTAGCAGCGTATCCAGCATAAGGATTAGTACTTCCATCAGAACCAAATTCTCCTGTGTTAGCTATTCCAACAGCAGCACTTCCCATTGCAGTTGGTTTAAATTCTGCATACCACTTTCCTGCAGTAGCTCCTAATGTTGAATAAGCTTGAGGGTATCTTAAATAATTTGCATCTGTATAAGAAGTCACTATATTTACATTTCCTTCTGAATAAGCAACAACTCCTCCAGATTGTCTAGAGGATGTTAAGGAATTAAAAGTTGCAAAATTATTAGTCGGTGTATCTGTAGCTTGATTAGTTGCACCAATATTAGTTTCTGTAAAATCATTTGTGTTTCCACTTTCGTCATCGCCTAAATCTCCACTATCTTCAAAGTCTAAATAGAATCCATTGTTACCAAAAGTTAAACCAGATACATCTATTGGCTTCCAAATTATAGGACTATCTTCGTCAAATTCTCCAAATGATGTTGGTGCTAATTGTAATCCATCTATAAATACTGTTTCTGCTAAATACCCATCATAGTAGTCTTGTACACTACTAATTCTTCTTGCACCAATATCTAAATTTGAACCTTTGTTCCAATATATATCTGAATCTTCAGTAGGATAAGTTTCTGTCGACCATGATGTTATTTGTGAACCATTTACATATACCTTCATTCTATTTGCAGCAGTTCCTTGAGTTGTATCCCATGCAATAACCACATGATACCAAGCAGAAAAGTCTCTAAATAATTGATTAGTAATTAAATATACAGTTTGAGAACCACCTACAGCACCATAAATACGAAGTGTATCAGAAAAGTATAAAGCAATACGATTATTACTATCTTCTTGCCCACTAAAAACAGCTCTTGTAGCGGCAGTACTAGAGGCTTTCATCCAAACAGAAAATGTACCTATTTTATCACTAGTAGCTGTTGATTGTGTTTGTGTTAAAGTATCACTACTTGCACTATCAAACCTACATGAGTTGGCTACATCGTATCCTGTATCTGCTGCTGAATTTGCTCCACCTATAAGAAAAGCCATTAACTCTCCAATGTTGGTAGTTCGCCTAATGGTCTAGTAACTGATCCATCCTCTTGTTCTGTATAAGTGCACAAAGTCTCTATTGCTGGTGTATCTGCTGCGTTAGTAATTGCAGTTTCCATTTCAGCACACTTAGTTCGTACCGCTGCTCTATGTGTTGTAATAGCAGAAGGTATCGCCGTATTTGCATCTGCTTTTCTAATTATATACCAATCTGTATCTCGTAATATTCCAGCTGCTTGAGATTTTACTGTTCTAATTTTAATTGTTTTTAAACCTTCAACTCTAACAGTATTAGTATCAGCACCTTCTGGTGCTGTACCAACAAGTGAAGGATCATCAATTTGTGCTTGTGTCCATTTAATATCCGCATGAGCTTTAGCAGTTGCTGATCCATAAGATCCCACAACTTTATTATCTCCAACTGAAAAACTATTTATTCTAATACCCTTTGCATTTACGTCAGCATCAACTTCTGCTTGTGTATATTGAGCAACAGAATAAGATACGTTAGTATTAATATAATATTCCTCATCTTTTTTATTAGTGTTATCTTGAATAACCTCATAAATTCCAATTGCTTCTCTTTCGGATTTAGTCCATAAAGTGAATATTTGTTTTGGATATTGAATATCTCCAAGTGTAATTCCTTGATTACCACTAAAGTATTTTGTAATTGATCCGTCTTGTACTAATGCAAACATAATATTAAGCTCTCGTTAAGTTAAGGTTTCTTCCAACTTCTATCCAATGTGAATTATGATATCTAAAGGTAAATAAATCACCTTTGCCTGCCGTTGTAGTGGCTGTAGGAGCAGTACCACCTGTAAACTCGAATGCAGCATTCCATGCAATTGTTCTTGAACCTGTTCCATCTTGAATACAAAGAATAGAAATATACTGCCCTGTTGTAGGATTTGAAGGTAAATCAAAAGTTACATTAGCTGTCAATGTCACTTGTGCAACTGGAGATGCTCTAACATCCCAATCTTGTGTAGCATCGAAGGATAATGTATCTTCTTCTAAATATACACCACCTGTTATTTTTGTTAAATTATTTGAATCTGCTGATAATACTTTTGATGCAGCACTTGTTCCTAATGTTGCAAGGTCACTGTAGTTTAATTCTGCTGCTGTTGCCGATACTAAAGTTCCGCCTAATTTTAATCCATTAGAAGTATCGTGTGAAGCAATATCAAAATCATAAGAACCATCTAAGAAAGTAGTATTACCTTTAATAATAAGTTTATCTGTACCGTCTTCATCATACTCTAAATATACATCCTGACCTGTACCAAAATAAAGTTTCTTATCATCAACAATTGTTACATCACCACCAGAAATAAGAAGAGAATCAGTACCATCTTCGTCATATTCAACTGATACATCTTGGCCAGAACCAAATTTAATAGCCTTATCATCAGCAATGAAAATATCACCCCATTCAGCACTTGTTGAACCAATATCTGCTCCTCCTGAAGCATCAGGTAGAATTGAAGTTTCTGCTGTAAAGGTATTTGTTCGTATTCCAGAAGTACCATTATCTATTGCACCAAACCCTGAAGTAATAGATCCAGAATCTAATGCTCCAGTTGTTACAATATTACCGCCACCAACTGAATGAGAAGCAAAATATGTAGAAACAGTATCAACATTAGTCATACGCATTGTACCACCATCATTTACAAGTAGACCATCACCACTTGCAACCGCTGTTGTGCCTCTTGAAGTACCCCCATCTATTAAATTTACTTCCGCTGCAGTTGATGTAACTGCTGTGCTCCCTAAAACTAATTGTCCATCAGGTATAACTATTCTAGCAGCACCATTTAAAATTAAATCATCAACAGAAGTATCCCAAGTCATGTTGGCACTTGCTGCATCTCCATAAAATATTACATCATAACCTTGATCATCTGCACCAATTGTAAGTGTTGCATCTAACTGAACTGCACCATCAATATCAACTGCATCTAAATTTGTAGTTCCATCAATATCTGCATTGCCTGATATGTCTAAAGTTGCAGCATCTAATTCACCAGAGATAGTTAAATTTCTTTGTCCTGTTGTATCTATACTTGAATCTGTTGTAACCACTTTAGAAGCAATAGCTGTACCAGCAGTTAAACCATCTAATAATTCTAATTCTGCTTCGGTTAATTCTGCGTTAGAGCCAAGAGTTAAAGTTCCTGTGACTGTTAAATTATCTGCAACCGTTACTTCTGAAGTTGTGTGTCCAATTGTAACTGCAATACCTGAAGTTTCAGTAGCAACTTTTAAAGCTCCTTCACTATTAGTAATATAAGAATTTGTTCCATCGTGATATACTTGCATATCACCAGCATCACCAATTTTAATTGGAGAAGAATCTGTTAGTTCTAGTGCATCATCTGATTGATCCCATAATAAAAAGCTACCAGAAGTATCACCAAAGAATTTTACATCTAACCCTGTACCATCAACACCAACAGTAACTGCACCATCTATTTGTACCGCACCATCAATATCAACAATGTCTAAATTTGTTGTTCCATCAATATCTGCATTTCCAGATACATCTAATGTTGCAGAGTCTAACTCACCTGATAAAGTAATATTAGTAGCACCAGTAATTGCACCATCCATAGCAATAGCACCATTAATATCTATTGTTGTTGCAGCAATTTGTATTTCTGTGTCTGCTACTAAATCTAATTGACCATCTGTAGATGAATTAATATATAGACCAGTATCTCTAAAAAGAAGTTTGTTGGTACTATTTAAAGTTAACCCTGTACCATCTGTATGAGTTAAAGTTGTGTCTGAATCTGCACCAAAACTTAATACAGCGGAATCACTTAATAATTTAACGTCATCACCAAATACTGCATCTTTTGCTACAGATAATCCACCATCAGTTTGTAGTGAGCCATCAGTTGTAGTAGTTGCTTCAGTAGTGTCGTCCGTTTTTACAATACCACTAGCTGTTACTGTAGTAGCAGTTAATGCTTGCGCAGCAATTGTGCTGCCTGCTTGCGCTGTAAAAGTATTTGCTGTAAATTGAAAATCATCAGCTCCTGCAATTCTAATATCTATTTGATCATCTGTATCTGCTGTAATACTTGTGTCTGCATCAGCATCTAAAATAAATTCATTACCATCTAAATCATGTGCTCCAGTAGATGAAATACCTGTATCAACTAAATTTGGATTAGTTGCATGATCAGCTGTTGCATAAACAATTTTAGTCCCCTTATCGGTTGCTGCAAAGGTAACACTAGATCCTGATCCAGAAGCATATTTAAATTGAACTGTATAAGCACCTGATGTGCCATTAACTAAAACATACATCTGTTGAACATCCAAAGGAATAGTTACAATTTGGTTTCCAGTGATTGTTCCAGTAAATTTTATAATTCTATGTCCAAGAACAGCACCAGTTGATCCATCTGAAACAGACAATGTTGTTGTATCAGCTGAACCTCCTATGTCTTGTTCAGTATAACCACCAGAAATTTGTTCTATAATTTGTAAATTGGTATTAGTAGTTGTTCCCCAAACACCGGCGTTCTCGCCAGTTGTCATTAACTCTGTACCAAGACCCGTATAACTCGATGCCATTAAGCGCTCCCTACAAATACTTCAACATCACAAGAATCTGTATCAGCAAGTGCTGTGATATCGACTAAATCGTTTAATGATACTGTAATTGCAGAACCAGCTGCATGCATAGTATCTTTAACTCCACCACTATTGTCACCTGGATATATAAACGAGTGACCTGCATCTACCTTCATACAAAACTCTGTACTGTCTTCATCTCTAAATGTTAATGTAAGATGATTCGTTGAATCTAAATTTGTAATTCTAATATATCTAACATCATCTTCGTCAAATTGACCTGCTAGATAACTTTTTGATAAGTCTGTTGAAGAAGCTGTAGCAAAACCTAACAACCCTGTTTCTGTTGTTGAAATGGTTACTATTCTTTTAACAATTTCATTAACACTTGAAATATCCAAAGATCTTTCGCTGTTGTAACTGTTATTATTAAGTGTGATTTCTTCTATTACTTTAGTTGTTAGTGTTGCCATATTCTATTCCTTACGGTGTCTGTTGAGGAACGGGTATACGTGGTTCACCATCCGTATAATCGTCTCGTCTTCGTCTACCTATTTGTTCTCCACCGAATTTTTGTGCTTCGGTTTGATATTTTTGTTCATATAATTGTAGCATATCCATTGGGCCTTTTAAATAGCTAAATGCTTCTACCAAGCATGCATATAAAAGTCCATTACCAAAATTTAAACTTAAAAAAGTTGTAGTATTTGCTGAACTCAATCCTAAAGGTCTAGCATTATAATGTAATTTATACATAAAGCCTGAACTTGGAGTAGGTACAATTGTTATTCTTCCCGATGAAGAAGCTCCTGCTCCTGTCGCTCCTCCGGACATTGCATAGTATTTTGGTGTGCCAGTAGTTGTTTCCGCTGCATCATATTCTCTTAAAAAGCTAATATCTTTCTTTTCTAGCCAGCTATTAGCGCCTGTTGCTGCTGTTGTTGAAGTATAAACTTGAACTCCTCTAACAAATAAAGTTCCAGCAGGAGCATAAACATTGTCTTTTGAAGCCACTAAATTACCTATAACTTCTTTTCGATCTGCATCAATTGGAATTTCTCTTTGTATTCTAAGTTCTGAATTATCTATAAATTGATCTGTAATAGTACTAGATAATACAGAAGTTCCAACTTCAGTATAATTTAAGATTGCTGTTGTAAGTGTTGAATAAGTAAATCCTGCCATTATGCACTAAGGGTTACTGGTCCAACTGAGACTGGAAACCCTCCTCCTTTCACACTACCTGCTGTTGCAGTGTTTGTGTTAACTGTAAAATAAAACCAATCGTCTGTTTGATCCGTGTCTCTACTACCGCTAACATACTTACCTGTAGTAATAGCATAGCCTGAAGCATATGCAATATTTGATCCTGCTATACCATCAAAGCTGCCTGGATTACCATATCCTGCAGAACCATCTGAAACTGTTGGTGCTCCTCTAAATCTGTACGTTGATCCATTTGTCAGCCCATGATTCGGCGCATAAACATTTATAATACCTGATGAAGCCGCGTACGTGGTAAACGGATCATGTGGTAATAATTGTGCTACAGCATTTTCTGTTCTATCTGATCTTATATTTTGTAAACCTTGTGCATCTCCACCATGAGGTCTTGGCTCTAATTGAGGTTGTTTTGGTTCATATTCAGATTTATGAACAAACATTCCATTCCATTCTCTGACCATTTCATTGTATGGAAAAGCCATTCCTGATCTATCGGATATTGCCTGCGCGTATTTTCCTCTTGCGTATGCCATATTAATCCTTTAATTGCCCTTTCATGTAAGTTAAATCATGGGGTATTTTTTGCATTGTTTTCTTATGCATCTTATAAGATTTAGATGCTCTGTGTTCTCTTAATCCACTAGCTATACCTTTTCTTATAGCTGGATCTGTAACCATTCTTCCTTTAATTTTTTTACCACCTTTGATAATTGCTCCCATTCCTTTAGTTATTAATGTCATATGTTTGGATAATAATTCTTCGGAGTTATATAAGTACTAGCTGAAGAACCATCTTCTGCTAATGCTCTTGCTAACTCGTCTTCATACAACAGTTTCATTTGTTGTACTAATTGTGGGTTAAATTTTTGTGCTAAATAAAATGCAAGTCCTGAAACCATACAAGGTACAAATCTGTATGGAATATTTGTTGCATCGGTGTAAGTTGCATCTGCATCTTGCAATCTTTTTACATAATAAATATGAATGTCTTTAGATGCATTAGATGAATCTGATGTTGGGTAAACGGTTAAAGTTGTTTTGTCCACGAATCTTTGTACAAAATATTGTGAAGGAGTTCCTTTAGATAATTTACTTGATAAAGCAGAATAAGCAGATCTAGCTATTTTTGTAAGAGAAGAATCTGATTGACCTGTTGCTGTTCTATCGGATCTAAGTGTTGCTTCAAGAATATCTGCTACACCATAAACGCTT